CCATTGCCGAGCGTGACGCCATCGCCGAGCGTGACGCGGTTGCCGAGCGTGACGTCGTGGCCGAGCGTGACGCCATCGCCGAGCGTGACGCGGTTGCCGAGCGTGACGTCGTGGCCGAGCGTGACGCCATCGCCGAGCCTGACGTCGTGGCCGAGCGTGACGTCGTGGCCGAGCCTGACGCCATCGCCGAGCGTGACGTCGTGGCCGAGCGTGACGTAGTGGCCGAGCCTGACGCGGTTGCCGAGCCTGACGCGGTTGCCGAGCGTGACGCCCTCGCCGAGCCTGACGCCATTGCCGAGCGTGACGCCATCGCCGAGCGTGACGCGGTTGCCGAGCGTGACGTCGTGGCCGAGCGTGACGCCATCGCCGAGCGTGACGTCGTGGCCGAGCGTGACGTAGTGGCCGAGCCTGACGCGGTTGCCGAGCCTGACGCGGTTGCCGAGCCTGACGTTTACGACGGCTCCGTCGGGATTGGTATGTTGCATTTTGATTCCTCCGGTTGGGTTGAGTTGAGGGGTGCCTAGCGCCGCTTCAAACGGCGAGCACGTTCCTTCGCACCTTGGTGCGGGGAGTAGACGAGACGTTGCCCGGTTGCCTCACGAGCGGCGTCGATTTGAGCGCGAGGCGAAGCACCCTCGTCGGCGACACGCGAAGCTGCTTCGGATGCGAGATCAGCAAAGCGCCCGGTCATGTTTTTAGGAACGAGTCGAACGGTCATTTATTGAGTCTCCAATTGAGTTGAGACCGTCACCCTACGTCTCATTGACGGGCGCGTCAAGCGCGGCGGCGAAATCCTTCAGTAAATCGACGTGCTCGCGTTTCACGCGCAGAATCACGACGGCGCTCCCCTGATCGTATCGGCGTCGACGGCGGACCTGGGCAGCCACACAGGCGATGCACGCGCCCGACGCCGTGTAACGCAGCGTGTCGTGGCCGTTCCGGCATGGTGCGCCCGAATAGTATTTGAAGAGCCCTGCGGCGCGGGCCGTCTGGCGGGTGTGGATGGGGCGCCCGGTCATGGCAGCCGCTCGCCGGGGTTCGGGCCGACGCGCTTGTGACGCTGAATGCGGGCGTCGATCTCGCGCACCTGTTTCATGTGACGGTTGACCGCTGGAATGTTGCGCTCGCGCTGCGCCTTCATCACCTCATCCCAGTGAAATTTGAGCAGCCTGCGCAATTTTACGACGCTCTCGCTAGCCGGTCGGGCGGCGTCCATCGCCTCCAAAAAATCGATGACTGACAAAATATCATCTTTGTGAACTCGGCGAGCGAGCGTCATGAGCCGAGTTCGCCCGTGATCTATCCCTTTTCGAGCCATTTACCCACTATCCCCGTTTTGTGCAGTTGCATATGCGTATGAGCCTATTTCAATAACTTAGCTACCTGTACAGGATACGCAGCATTCCGTCAACCCTACAGGGCTAAAGTATGATAGGATATATAATATATTACGTACATTATCATACTTCTCTCTTTTAAATTTTAGACTTCTTGAGGGTAGAAATGGGGATATAGTAGTTAAGGTATTGATATTATTGTATAAAATTATACGCCCGCTATAGTGGGTAAATAGTGCGTATCTTGTGCGTATTGTGCGTAGATTGAAACGTTCAGTTTATTATGGGGGATTGACAAACGGCGGCGGTGTGGCCGATATTCAGGGTCATGCAAGCGCCAACGCAAAAAATGAAGGAATTTGCGAGACTATGCTTCGAACTGAAGGATCAGAACGAAGCGTATCGGCGTGTCTATGACGTTTCAAAATCTACGGATTCGTCGATTTCGACGCTCGCTGCTCGGCTGCGGGCCGATGTTCGCGTCGCGTCGATCATCAAAACCATGGAGGACGCAGCGGCCGCGACGTCAATCGTCACGGTACAGATGGTTCTTGAGCAATGGTGGAAAATTGCGACGGCTGATCCGAACGATATCATCAGCGCACGGAAGATTTGCTGCCGAAATTGTCACGGCATCGATCATGCGTTTCAATGGATCGACGAAAACGAATGGGCGCTCGCTGTCGCAAGGGCGCTCGATACCGGCAAATCGCCGCCCGATATGGCAGGCGGCTTTGGCTTTCGTCTCAACAATGCTCCGCACGCGGAATGTCCGCAATGTACGGGCGAAGGCATAACGGACGTGTTCATTCACGACACGCGCTATCTGAAGGGCAATGCGCGGCACCTCTATGCTGGCGTGAAGAAAACCCGCAGCGGCGTCGAGATCGTCATGCGCGACCAGGATGCAGCGCTGGCGAACATCGCGCGGCACCTCGGCATGTTCAATGATCGTATGCCGGGCGACGCGAACGGGAATCCGGTGGTCATCGAGCATGTCAAACGTACAATTGTCGACCCTCGAAATTCCGACGCCCCGAAAGTTCCTGCCGCTTCTCGATGATGCGCGCTACAAGGGGGCTTACGGCGGGCGCGGTTCGGGCAAGTCGCATTTCTTTGCCGAAATGCTTGTCGAACGGGCCATCCTCCGACCCGGTACGCGCGCGGTGTGCATTCGCGAAGTTCAAAAATCATTGGAACAATCCGTCAAGCGACTGATCGAGGACAAGATCGGGCAGTATGATCTCGGTAAAAAATTCCGTGTATTGGACAAACATATCGAGACGCCGGGCGACGGAATTGTCATTTTCCAGGGTATGCAAAATCACACTGCGGAATCGATCAAGTCGCTCGAAGGCTACGACGTTGCGTGGGTCGAAGAGGCGCAGGCCCTGTCGCAACGCAGCTTGCGGCTGCTGCGTCCAACGATCCGAAAACCGCGTTCCGAATTGTGGTTTACATGGAACCCTGACAGCGCGGATGATCCGGTCGATGCGCTGCTTCGCGGCGAGCGTCGGCTGACGAATTCAATCGTCGTGGAGGCTAACTGGCGCGACAACCCGTGGTTCCCCGACGAACTGGAGGAAGAGCGCCGAACCGATCAGCGCATCAATCCCGACGAATACGGGCATATCTGGGAAGGTGAATATCTCACGATTTCGGATGCGATCATTTTCTCAAAGAAGGTTGAAGTTCGCGCATTCGAGACGCCCGCCGACGTGCGATTTTACTACGGCGCCGATTGGGGCTTCGCACAAGACCCGTCCGCGCTTATTCGCGCATTCGAGAAAGACGATTGTCTGTTCGTCGACTACGAGGCGTTCGGCCACGGCGTCGAGATCGACGATACGCCGCGCCTGTTCGATACCGTGCCGGGCGCGCGGGATTGGACCGTCCGCGCTGATAGCGCGAGGCCCGAGACGATCAGCTACATGAAGCGGAACGGCTATCCGAAAATCGAGGCCGTCGAAAAATGGAGCGGCTCGGTCGAGGACGGGATTGCTCGGCTGAAGGGTTTCCGCAAAATTGTCATCCATGAGCGATGCACGAATCTTGCGCGCGAGGCGCGGCTCTACAGCTACAAGGTCGACAAACGAAACGATGAAATCCTGCCGATCATCGTCGACAAGCACAACCACGGGTGGGACGCGCTTCGCTATGCGATCAATCCGCTCATCAAACGAAAGCCCGCAGGCTTCTTCTCGTGACGCTTGACAGGTGCGTCAAACTTGTGGGAAGGTGTTGATATGACAAGCGTAACCCTCACCTATGAGATAGCCCGCGCCGCCGCGACGGATGCCGCCAACAGGCACATGCGCGAGGCCTGCCGCACGGCGTGGGACGAAGACGATTTTCAGGTCGCTTGCGACACGCTCGATAAATTGTGGTTCGAACCGATGGGAGTTTTGGGAAAATGACGCAGGTCGCTCTTGATTTTCAGATCGCTTTCGCTGCCGCGACGGAAGCTGCAAATCGTTCCATGCGTAACGCCGGGCGCACGATGTGGAACGAAAATGATCGCGATGTCGGCGAGAAAGTGATGAGGGCCGTTTGGGACGTAATGTATCCACCGAAGCTCAAAGTGACGATTCCGGCCGAAATGTTATCTGGTGAGATATGACTCGAAAATTCTACGTTACGATGATTCGCGACACGCGCGTGGCATATCTGCTCGGCCCGTTCGACCGTCACGATGATGCGCTCGCGGCGGTCTCTCTTGCGCGGGAGGCGGCTTATCGGGCCGACCCATGGTCGCATTTCGACGCGTTCGGGACGACGGGAGTCACGATGGAAAATCACCCGAAGGGGGTTTGGAAAAATGAAGTCGGACCTGATCGACGTGGCGATGCAAATTCATCATCGAACCGAACGAGCGATTCTCGCATCCGATGACGGCGATGAAAAGCGAGCGGTCTGGATACCGTTATCGCAGGTTGAGGTGTTGATGAAATCGGCAGGTGTGGCGGAAGTGACGATGCCCGAATGGCTTGCCATCGAGAAGGGGCTCGTGTGATTAAATTTTTCGCCGGGACCGTCGAGGTCGACCGTCACCATCCGGGCGCCCGCCGCGTCCGGTACGCCGAAAACCCCTCGCTTCACGCTTGCGACGCGCGGTGCCGACGCGCCACGGGCGAACGGCTGACTTGCCAATGTTCATGCGGCGGGGCAAATCACGGGATCGAGGTGAAGCAGCCCGTGCGCCGTGTGGCAGCCCCCAACGCCCTCGACGCGGCGATGGCGCGGCTCAGGGCCCTATAGACGCCTCGCGCTCTCCCGTGTATCGTGAGCCCGCAACAATCGCGGGAGATCGCCGAAAATGTCACGTTTCATCGTCGCCGCTGTCCTGGCGCTCGCCGCGCTTGTGGCGCCGGCCACCGCCCAGGTCAACACGGGCGGAACGCAGTTTTTCGCAAATTGGTCGATGCAGGGCTCGACCTCCCTCGCCGTCACGGACACGTCCGATAACGTCGCGCTTCCGACGGTCGGACCGACGGCCATGGTGTGCAATCGCGGCGCGGACGACGCCTATCTGACGTTCGGGGCGAGCGCGGCGGTCGAGGCGACCGAGGCGACGGGCACGTTGCTTCAGGCTGGAAATTGCGCCGCCTACAACCTCAAGCCGATCAATTCTCAGTGGACCCACCTCGCGGCAATCACGGCCACGGGCGCGACGACGCTCCATATCGAGACGGGCTACGGGCATCCTCAGGTCGGACAGGCTTCGGACGCGGCGTCCAGCGCGCAGATTGTCGTGAATACGACGCCGCTCGATTTCCTGAACGTCTCGCTCGTGCCGACGGTCGACGCCGGAGCCTACGCGGCGGGCGATGCGCTCGGCGGGCTTCAGACCGTCGCGTTCGGTTCGTCCGGTCAGCTCCAATCGGTTTTCGCGTCCAGCGCGTCGGGTCTCACCGTGCCGCTATGGTTCTACATCTGGGAGGCCGAGCCGACCGCGACGACCTGCACGAATAACGCCCCGTTCGTCGCGAGCGAGACGGATCGCCCGGCGCTGATTGCCGCGCCGTTCTCGCTCGTGCCCGTCTCACCCGGCGCTTTCGACACTCGATCCTTTGCGGCCAACACGTTCCTCATTTCGGATTTCGAGAGCGCGCCACTCTACGTCTGCATCGTCGCGGGCGCGGCGGTTACACCTGCCTCCACGACCGGCTACAAGATAAACCTTCAAGGGATCGTGAAGCCGTGAACAGGCGGGAAATTTTGTTGGGGGCCGCATCGATGGTGATGTTGTCGAAATACGTCGATATCACCTCGGCGAAAGCGGCGGGGTTCGATTCGTTGCTGCTCGGGCCGCGACGTGTGTTGCCCTCTTGGCTCAACCCCAACGTGCCCGGGCGCGGCATGGCGCATGGGTTCGATCTCGGCCAGTATTGGCTCGGCTCCGGGCTTGTCTCACAAGGCGCGCTGCTCGCCGATGCGCGCAATTCCGATGCGTCGTTCGACAATACGGCTGGCGTCTACGAACTCTTCGGCCCGAACGTCCCGGCGATCACGGACCGCGGGCTTTATGCTGGCGGGCAGTTCACGAACAAGAACGCGGCCTATAATTTTGCGCCGTCGCTTGTGACGCCGACAAATGCAACAGCGTTCAACGCGCTTGCCGTGCCGGGCACTATTGCCGCTCATGGGGGCGGCGGTTCGCTCGGTCAGTTCGGCATCGTCGCGGACGCAGCCAAAGTTGCCGCGAGCAGCGCGGGCGCTATTTCCAACGGCAACGTATTTTCTGTCGATATGACAGGGGATACAGTGGGCAGCGGCTACTTCATATTTAACAACGCAGTCGGCAACACGAACCCTCACAGCTGGGGCGCGTGGGTCCGAAACGACACTGTCGATGCCACCTTGCGCATGGTGGGCTTCACCTCTTACGGGGTGGTCATAAAAATCCCTGGCGTGGAATACTCCTACATCAAAGCCGAGAACTGGACGCCCGATGCGACGGCGAAGTTTCGTCCTCAGATTCCGTTTTCCGGGCGTCTCTGGCTGTTCGGGATGCAGCTTGTCGAGAGCCGGTTTCTGCCGCCGCCCATCGCCACTTCGGGTGCTGCCGCGACACGCCTCGCGGACGATCTCACGATCCCGGATTTCGCGACGAAGGCAGCGGCGTTCGGGTTTGGCAGCGGCTTCACGGTGGCCCCGATTGTGGACATCACCCGGCTCTCCAACCCGGTGGCGCGTACCATTACCGCGCATGGAACGGATGCCGACAATCTCGCGCATGTGTTCCTCGACACGGACAACCGGGTGAAGGCGCGGATGCGCAAAGCGGGCGCGGATGTGTGGACCATACAATCCGGCGTCATCGGCGCGACGGGGCCGCGCAATATCGAGGTCACGTTCAAGCCCGGCGCGAACGTGCTCACGGTTGACGGCGTGGCGGGCGATGCGAACGCCGATGCGACGGCGCTCCCGGCGCTGGCCGAAGCGCGGATCGGCTCCAATTTCAGTCTGGGCACACCGTTCAACGACCCGATCCCACGGCTGCAACTCTGGGGAGTATGAACATGTGGCCGTTCAATCGCCGTGCCGCCCCCGACGCACCGCGCGCACCTTCGGCCGGGATATTCACGACGGACGTGTCGCTTGCGCCGCGCTCGCGCGAGGATTGGACGTCGGCGATTTTTCAGCGCACGAATACCGACTTCAAGCCCGTGGCGACGCCCGGCGCGGCGATGGACTCGAACGTCAACATACCGACGCTGAAGGGCGGCTTCGCGCTCAATAGTCCGTACACGGTACCCGACGCGCTCATATCGTGGTACGCCTCGCAATCGTTCATCGGCTATCAGATGTGCGCGATCCTGGCGCAACAGTGGATGGTCGATAAAGCCTGCACGATGCCTGCGAAGGACGCGATCCGCAACGGCTACGAGATCACCGTTAACGATGGCGTGGAGGTCGCGCCGGAAATTCTCGACTTCATGCGCAAGCGCGACCGCAAATACGGGCTTGTCAAGAACTGCGTCGAACTCGTGCGCATGTGTCGCGTGTTCGGGATTCGCATCGCGATTTTCAAGATCGACGGGGTGGATTACGAGGCGCCGTTCAACCTCGATGGCGTGACGCCCGGATCGTATCGCGGTATTTCCCAGGTCGACCCGTACTGGATCACGCCGGAACTCGACGAAACCGCCGCGACCGATCCGGCGGGAATCCATTTCTACGAGCCGACCTATTGGCGCGTGAATGGTCGACGCTATCACCGCTCACACCTGATCGTCATTCGGACCTGCGAATTGCCGGACGTGTTGAAGCCGACTTACTTTTACGGCGGCATCCCGCTGACTCAGCGCATCTACGAGCGCGTCTATGCCGCCGAGCGCACGGCGAACGAAGCGCCGATGCTCGCGATGTCCAAGCGCACGACGATCATGAACGTTGATCTGTCTCAAGCCGCAGGAAACCAAGCTTCGTTCGAAGATCGTCTTCGGGAATGGGCAGCCTATCGAGATAATTACGGTATCAAGGTCGCAGGGCTCGAAGAGACCATATCCCAGCTCGACACGTCGCTGACGGATATGGACGCACTCATCATGACGCAATATCAGCTCGTCGCATCCATCGCGGAAGTCCCGGCCACAAAGCTGCTTGGCGTTCAGCCCAAGGGATTCAATTCTACGGGCGAGTATGAAGAGGCGAGCTATCATGAAATGCTCGAATCCGTCCAAGAGCACGATCTCGCGCCGCTCATCAACCGTCACCATGAGCTTGTCATCCGTTCCGACGTGCGCGCGAAATTTCCCGACGCTCCTAAATTCACGACGGAAGTTGCGTTCAATCCGCTCGATAGCGCGACGGCCGAAGAACTGGCGGAACGGAATTTCAAGAACGCGCAGTCCGACCTCGCGCTCGCACAAACCGGAGCGATCGACGGCACGGATATCCGCCGTCGTCTCATCGCCGATCCCGATAGCGGCTATACCGGCATGAGCGACGAGCCCATCGAGCCGCTGGACGATGCGTAAACCCCTCGTCACGGCGCGCAAGAAAGCGTGGGCCTCGCGGTTCAAGTTCAACGGCGCCATGCGCGGGACGCCGCTCGCTGATCCTGCCGGTGTGGAAGCCCGATACGCCGCGGCGCTCGAGCGGCTGGCGCGCGAAATGACCGGGACGGTGCGGAAAGAAATCGAGGCGCTGTTCCGCAAGGGCGCGGCGAAGGGTGTCGGGATGGATGCGAGCCCGTCGTCTCAGGCGCGCATCCTGACGAACGCGCTGAAGAAACGCTTCGAGCAACTGTTCGCGCGGAACGCCAAGCCGCTCGCCGAAAAGATGGTCGGGCAGGCGGACAAGGCGAGCGCGTCGGCCGCACACATGAGCCTGAAGGAACTGTCGGGCGGCTTGTCACTCAAGACGAGCGCGATCACGCCGCAAATGCGCGAATTTATGAACGCCGCAATCGCGAACAACGTCTCGCTCATCAAGTCCATCGCGTCCGAATACATGGTCAAGGTCCAGGGCGCAGTCATGCGCTCGATCATGGACGGCAACGGCCTGCAAGACCTCGTGCCATTTTTCGAAGAGCAAGAGGGCATCACGCATCGTCGCGCGAAGAATATCGCGCTCGATCAAACGCGCAAAGCCTATAACGGTTTGAATCGCGGGCGGATGGAAGCGGTAGGCATCAAGAAATTCGAGTGGGTCCATTCCGGAGGCGGACAACACCCGCGCGAGCTACATCAGCGCATGAGCGGGAACATCTACTCGTTTGACGATTTGCCCGTTATCGACGAAAATACCGGCGAGCGTGGTATTCCGGGCCAGCTGGTGAACTGCCGCTGCGTCATGAGGCCGGTCATTGAATTTGAAGAGGGTTCCGCAGAATGAGCGCCCGAAAAATCGACGTGAACGGATGGTTCTCGGTGCGCGACAATCCGCTTTCCAAGGTCGGGGTTTTTCCGTACCTCGGATCGAGTATCGGCGCGCCGGAGCCCGACCGCATCTACATGGTCTACCGTCCGGAAGAGGAATTGGCGTCGCCGGAGACGGTCGAGTCGTTCAAGCTCCTGCCGTGGACCGACGATCATGCGATGCTCGGCGATCCGGCGGACGATCCGTCGCTAATTCCCGGAGAACAAAAGGGAATCCACGGCGTGGTAGGCGAGGAAGTCTACTACGCGGATCGGACGCTCTGGGGCAATCTGAAGGTATTCAGCGAGCGCCTGGCCGACCTGATCGAGGCCGGAAAAAAGGAACTATCGCTCGGGTTCCGCTGCGTGTATGATTTCACGGCTGGCGTTTTCGAGGGGCAACCTTACGACGTCATCCAACGTCACATTCGCGGAAATCACCTCGCGCTTGTGAAGGAAGGCCGGATGGGTCCGGGTGTGGCAGTTCTCGACCACATGAAATTTTCGTTCGATGCGAAGGATATCGAAATGGAACCTGAAAATAAAACCGAAGACGCCGAAGGCGAAATGACGCTGGCAGACTTCAAAGCTGCCATGCCGCTGCTCCTTGAAATCAAGGAACTGCTGACGGCGGGCGGTAAGAAGCATGAAGAACCCGACGGCGACGAGCCTGCTGCGGATGCCGATCCCGCCGCGCCTGCCGCGGAAGAGCCCGTCGTCGACGAGGAAGACCCGAAGCTCGCCGCGATGGATGCTCGGATGAAGCGCGCCGAAGAGAAGCTGAAGGCGGTCGGCACGTTCGATATGAAGGATGTGATGGCCGAGGTCGCCAGCCGAGACAAGCTCGCCGCGCGCCTGACGCCGTTCATCGGCACATTCGATCATTCCGAAATGACGCTCGCCGCCGTCGCCAAGTACGGCACCGAGAAGCTCGGGCTGAAGCCTGCCGCCGGCGCCGAACTCGCCGCGCTCGACGGCTTCTTTCACAATCGCCCGGCACCCGCCGCTGCGGCGACGTTCACGATGGATGCGAAGGCGCCGGGTGGCGCGGTCGCTGAATTCTTCAGCAAGAAGGGGGCCTGAACATGACGTTTCAGTCCAGCGTTTCTCTCGAACAGGGCTTTGGCGTCGTCGGCGAACTGTTCCTCGACGGCCCGCTCCGCGCGCAGCCGGGCATCATCGACTCGGCAGGCACGACTCCGGCGTTCAATCGTGTCGGCCGCGCCTTCACCCAGGTCGCCGCGGCCGATGGTCATTGCACCGTTGGCGGCATGGGCGTCTTCTACGGCATTCTTGCCAACCCGAAGGTCTACCCCTCGCTCGGCTCTTCGTCTGGCACGCTCGCCCCGACGCTCGACCTTCCGCAGTACGCGCAGGGTGAATTCGTCACGATGGGCGAAATGATCGTCGCGCTCGGCGCGGCGGCCAATATCGGCGATGCGGTCGATTACGTGGCGGCCACGGGCGTTCTCGTGACGCGTCCCAATCTCGTGAGTTTCACGGGTGAGGCGTCCACCACGACGCTGACCGTGACGGCCGTTACTGCCGGATCGGCGCCGATTGCCGTCGGCATGATCCTGTCCGGCGAGAATATCGTGCCGGGCACGCGGATCACTGCGCTCGGCACGGGCACGGGCGGCACGGGCACCTACACGATCAGCGTTTCGCAGACGGCGGCGTCGGCGCTCATCACGTCGCAGAGCGTTCCGGCGTCCGGCAACGTGGCGATCCCGAACGCAGTCGTCACCCGCTACAACCTGACCGAAGCCGGTCTGGCCGTCATCAAACTCACCGATTGAGGCACGTCATGAACCCCACTGTTGAACACGCTTACTTTGGGCCGCGCGACGTTCGCCGCTCTCAGTTCAAGGCGGAAGATACCGCCGACATTCTCGCGGCCCTTCCCGCTTTCGGCATTTCCGGCCTGACGCCGCGCAATGTCGAGAAGATGATGGCGTATGCGATGGACGCGGACCTCCAACCGTCCGTCACGACCGCCTCCATCGCGACGCCGATCCAGTTCCTCCAGAATTGGCTCCCGGGCTACGTCAACGTCATTACCGCCGCCCGCAAGATCGACGAGATCGTCGGCATCGTGACGGCCGGCGCGTGGGAGGACGAGGAAATCGTGCAGGGCATTCTCGAAATGCTTGGCACGTCGCTTCCTTACGGCGACTACACGAACGTCCCGCTTTCGAGCTGGAACGTGAATTTCGAGCGCCGGACGGTCGTTCGCTTCGAAGAGGGCCTGCGCGCGGGCGTTCTCGAAGAGGCGCGGGCGTCGCGCATCCGCGTCAACAGCGCCGAGAGCAAGCGCGCGTCGGCCACGGAAGCCCTGGAAATCCAGCGCAATCGCGTCGGGTTTTACGGCTACAATGGCGGCCTCGGGCGGACCTACGGTTTCCTGAACGACCCGAACCTGCCCGCCGCGTCGGCTTTCCCGGATGGTGCATCGGCCAGCCCGGCGTGGTCGACGAAGACGTTCCTCGAAATCTGCCTCGATATCCGGCTCATGATTTCGGCGCTGCGTGCGCAGTCGCAGGACACGATCGATCCCGAGACGACGAATATCACGCTCGCGCTCGCAACGACTTCGGTCGACTACCTCTCGACGACCTCCGACTTCGGCATCAGCGTTCGGGAATGGCTCAAGGACGCCTACCCGCGCGTGCGTGTGGTATCGGCGCCGGAACTCGACGATGCTGTGAGCGGCGATAATGTCGCAGTCATGTTCGCCGAATCCGTGCCGGGTAATTCGACCGACGATGGGCGGACCTGGGCGCAGGTCGTTCCGGCGAAGTTCCGCCTGATCGGCGTGCAGCAGCTCACGAAAGCCTACGAAGAGGACTATTCCAACGCGACGGCCGGTGTGCTTCTCAAGCGCCCCTACGCCGTTGTCCGCCGCACGGGGAACTGATCGCCATGAAGTATGTCTATTCCACAAGCTCGACCAATTTCGCCTATGGCGGGTATTCGAAGGCGCCGAAAGGATCGCTTCCGACGATCGAACGCCGCATCGTCATTCGCGGCGGCTCGAACGTCATGAACGCGAATTTCATGACGCCAATCGGTGTCATGACCAAGGTGTCGGACGAAGAGGCCGAGTATCTCATGGCTGACAAGCATTTTCTCCGTCACATGGAGGCAGGCTTCGTCAAGATCAGCGACAAGAACCACGATCCCGAGGCGGTCGCCGCCGATATGGAATCGCGGGACAAGTCCGCTCCGCTGACGCCCGCCGATTTCGAGAAGCCTCCGGTCGAGGCACCGGCGAAGGCTGCGAAGAAGTAACGCGACACGAGGGCCGTCATGACGACTATCACATTCGACGTGACGGCCTTTCGCGCGGCGTACCCGGCGTTTTCGAACGCGACGACGTATCCCGACGCCACGCTTCAGGGTTATTGGGACGCGGCCACAAGCTACATTTCCGATCAAAATTCAGGATGCCTCATGCTGCGGGACGGCGCGCGGGTTCTCGCGTTGAACCTCATGACGGCGCATCTTGCTGCGCTCTTCGCGATCATCGCCGCGGGCGAGACGCCGGGCATCGAAACGAGCGCCACGATTGACAAAATCAGCGTGCAGATGATGCCGCCGCCGGTGAAAAACCAGTGGCAATTCTGGCTCTCCCAGACGCCCTACGGCGCGCAACTTCTCGCGCTGTTGCAGGCCAACACGGCGGGTGGCTTCTATGCCGGTGGTATGGGTGAGCTGGGGGCGTTCCGCCGCATCGGCGGCGCGTTCGTGCCGTAATGGCGCGCGTTGTCCGCAAGCCCGGACCTGGCGCAGAGAAATTGCGCGTCGCGCTTGAGGCGCTGGACGGCAAGGTCGGTAAGGTCGGATGGTTTGAAACGGCCAAGTATCCCGACGGGACGCGGGCGGCTTACGTGGCGGCCATTCATGAATACGGCTATAAATCCATCCCACCACGTCTCGGAATGCGCGAGACGGCGGATGCAAAGCGTAAGGAATGGGCTGGTGTGGCCAAACAGGGCGCCAAGGAAATTCTTGCGGGCAGGGCGACGGCAGGGACGGTAATGGAAATGATCGGGCTCGCCGCATTTGGAGATATGTATAAGCGCATCTCCACGGTCCAGAGCCCACCGCTCAGTCAGGTGACGATTGAATTGCGTCGTCAACGTCGCGCAAATCCTGAAATGAAGGTCACGGGCCGTTCGGTAGGTGAGGCCGTTAAAGCCTCGCAATCGGCGTTCTTTACGCCGGGGGATACGAGCGCGCCGGAAAACAAACCCCTCGTAGATACTGGATATTTGCTCGTGACTCTTACTCATGTGGTTGAGGATTCATAATGACCGTTCCGGGCTCAAATCTTCTCACGCGCGCCGCACGCCTGATCCGCCTCCAAAGCGTCTCGTATCGTCAATATCTGTCGCGCTCGACGAACGCGGCGGGGTTCGACGTGTCGACCTACGCGGCACCCGTGGCGATCAAGGGAAGCGTCCAGCCCGTGCCGCGCTCGATGTATGAGCGGCTGGGGCTGGACTTCCAGAAAAATTACGTGACGCTCTACACCGTGACGGGCGTGCTCGATATCGCGCGCGGTGCCGGCAGCGATCAAATCGACTGGAATGGGCGGCGCTTTCAAATCGAGAGCGAGACGGACTGGCACGCAATCGACGGGTGGACCGGCGCGCTTTGCGTCGACGTGGGAGCCGCGTCATGAACGAGAACGCGCTCTTCGCGCTGCTATTCGGGATCATCACGCCTGCGGTCACAGCCACGACAGGGATGGAAACGGTCGCCGGAAAGCAATCGTACCAGCCGACACAGCAAGGCGTCCCGGACGGCCCGGTCTATCTCCTTCAGCGCCTTTTCGACAAGCGGTACGGCTATCTTCGCCGCGACGATCAATGGGACGCGGGCACCTCGACGATGATCCATACCGAGACCCAGGTCATGGAATCGACATTCCAGGTCGATGCGCTCTGGACGCAAGACCCGAACGTCCCGCTTCAGCTCACGGCGGGCGATCTCGTGCGGCGGATATCATCGATCATGCAGAGCGACGCCACGCGCGCGGCGCTCAAGGCGGCGGGTGTGGCCGTTCTCCGCGTGCAGGAAATCCGGAACCCAAAATTCCAGAATGACCGGGACCAGTTTCAGGCATCCCCGTCCTTCGATTTCACGGTTCAATGGACCGAAATTACCATTACGACCTCGCCCGCCGTCGAGACATACGAGCTCGGTATTCATCGGGTTTGACACGGGCGTCATAGTGTGAGATAAGAGTTGTGGAAACGGGGTCACTTGAGGTTTTAGCGGTTGGCGACGGACCCCTAGCCAGCAGCCGTGATTGGCGAGCTTATTTCTACAGGAGTTGCAGCTCCTGACGGCCCTGCAAGGCCGATCTCGCGGAGAATGAAATAAGCTCCCCCATCCCGGTCAGTTGACAAGCCCCGCCGCTCGCGCCATACTCTAGACCTCCGATGGGTTGTTTCCTCCAGGGCCTCCACGGAACGGGCCGTCCGGCGTATCCTCCTCCCCGCCGGACGGCCCGTTTTGTTTGCGCTTTCCTAGTCCCGCGCCGTGCTATATGCTGGCCTGACCATTCATAGGGGAGCCGCTTCCATGGCTATCGCATTTACCAAATACGTCGACATTACGTCCGGTGTCGGCGGTGGCGCGGCGGTTCGCCTTCGCGACCTGATCGGGCGACTCTTCACGACGAACCCGCTTCTGCCGACAGGCTCGCTGATCGAGTTCGACACCATCGAGGAAGTCGGCGAGTATTTCGGCACGTCCAGCGACGAATACCTCCGCGCGCAGTTCTACTTTTCGTGGGTTTCGAAGTCGATCACACAGCCGAACCGTATCGGTTTCGCGCGCTGGGCCGATGTCGCGACTGCACCGCTGATTTACGGCAACACGGACGCAAAGCTTCTCGCGACGCTGAACGCCGTGACGGCCGGCGGCTTCACCCTCACCATCGGCGGTACGGCGCACGTCTTCACCGCGCTCGACCTGTCTCTCGCAGCCTCGTTTGCCGATGTCGCCGCCGCGCTTCAGACGAAGATTCGCACCGGCACGGGAACGATGGTCACGTCCGCGACGGTCACTTACGATGCGGTGCGCGGATCGTTCAACTTCACGGGCGGTGACGTTGGCGCGGCAGCGATCAGCGTCACGGACGGCGCGCAGACGCCGCTCGCGGCAATCGGCTGGACGACCGGCGCGATTCTTTCGGACGGCGCGGACGCGGAAACCGTGACGGAAACGCTGACCGCTTCGGCCGACGCGTCCAACAATTTCGGTTCGTTCCTGTTCATGCCGACGCTCAGCCTGGACGAGACGGAACAGGCTGCGGCATGGAACGCATCGCAAAATGTCCTCTATCAGTTCTGCTCGCCGGTCGTGGCGGCCAATACCGCAACGTGGTCGGCGGCGCTTATCGGCAAGGCGGGCACGAGCCTGACGCTCGCACCGCTCGCGACGGAATACCCCGAAATGGTGCCGATGATGATCCTCGCGGCCACGCGGTACGAGCGCCGCAACGCCGTCCAGAACTACATGTTTCAGCAATTCGACCTCTCGCCCTCGGTCATCGATACGACCGAATCAAACACGCTGGACCAACTCCGGGTCAACTATTATGGGCGGACGCAGACGGCGGGCCAGTTCCTCGACTTCTATCAGCGCGGCGTCATGATGGGCGGTGCGACGGCGCCGGTCGACATGAACGTCTACGCGAACGAACAGTGGCTGAAGGACGCGGCGGCTGCGGCGATCATGTCGCTGCTTCTCTCGCTGCCGAAAGTGTCGGCCAATACGCAGGGCCGCTCGCAGCTTCTGACGACGCTTCAGTCGGTCATCGACCGGGCGCTTTTCAATGGCACGATCAGCGTCGGCAAGCCGCTCAACAACACGCAGAAAATCTACATCGAAAACGTCACCGGCGATCCCGACGCGTGGTATCAGGTCCAGACAATCGGCTATTGGCTCGACGTGATCATGGAGTCCTACGTGACGCAGGACGGCCGGACGGAATGGAAAGCGGTCTATACGCTCGTTTATTCCAAGGACGATACGATCCGCAAGGTCGACGGCACTCATATTCTCATCTGATAGGGGCTACGCATGACGCAAGATGTTTCGGGCTTTGGCATTCGCGTGAATGTCGTCGCCTCTTCCACGTTTCCGGTCGGCTTTCAGGTGACGCAGTTCGCCGACGACGCCGATCCGTTCGACATTCCGAGCATCCAGATCGCCGACAAGGCGATGGGTCTCAACGGCGACCTGGTCGTGTGGTCAAAGGCCAACCCCATCGCCGTTACGCTGAACGTCATTCCGGGCACGGACGATGATCGGAATCTGGCGATCCTGCTCGAAGCGAACCGCGTCGGACGTGGCAAGACTTCCGCGCAGGATACGATCACCATGACGGCGATTTATCCGTCCGGCGCGCCGCTCACCTTGACGGCGGGACGGATCACTGACGGTCCGACGGGATCGAGCGTGGCGAGCGCCGGACGCCTGAAGTCCAAGGCATACGTCTTCGCGTTCGAGAATCGCATCGGAGCGCCTGCATGATCAGCCATACGCGGGAGTGCCGATCATGATCGAACCGAAGCCCGTCGAAATTGTCACGATGGCGGGGGAGACGCGGACTTACATCCTGTCCAAATTCCCCGCCATTCAAGGCCGCGAGATCGTCGCGAATTATCCGCTGACCGCGCTTCCGAAGGTCGGCGACTATCCTGCGAACGAAGCGATCATGCTCAAGCTCATGGCGCATGTGGCCGTTCCGCGCGACGGCGGCGAGCCTATCGCGCTCACGACACGCGATCTTGTCAACAATCACGTGCCGGACTGGGAGACGTTGGCGAAAATCGAAGTAGAAATGCTGGGGTACAACACCAGTTTTTTTACGAACGGCAAGACCTCGACTTTCTTCGCAGGTATCGAAGCGAAAGCCCGTCAGTGGATTATCGGAATGTTGACGGACTTATCGGCGCAATCATCGCCGAAGGCAAAGCGTCGCTCCAGGAACTGAGAACCGTCTATTCGCTCGAAGACGCGTTCATCCTGTTTGAGACCATCGCCGTCCCGCGAATGAACGAGTATCTTGCCACGGAACACGCGAAGCGGAAAAAATGAGCATCCTCGACACTTTTCTCATTCTGTTTGAGAGCAACGCAGATGACGTGAAGAAGGGTGCGAAGGAAGCGCAAGATGCGACGCGGAAGCTCGACGATGATTTGAAGCATGCGAACGACACGAGCGGCAAGCTCGGCAAGTCATTCCTCGCCGCCGCCAAGACGTTCGCCATAGCGGCCACAGCGGCGTTTAGCGTCGGGCGTATCGCGGGCGCCGTGTTCGCACAGGCGCAGCTCTCCGACGCGCTCGGCAAGACGGCGGACGCGCTAGGCGTGAATGTCGAAGACCTCGACGCGTGGGGTCAAGCTGCAGCTCGAAGCGGCGGGTCGGCTGCGGGATTTGAATCGTCGCTCGGCGCGCTCAATCGCGGCATGGCTGAGTTCTCGACCAAGGGCACGTCGCGCGTCGCGCCGTTCTTCGATCAGCTCGGCATTTCCATGACCGACGCGTCGGGAAAAATCCGGCCAGTAATGGACCTGTTGCCGGAACTGGCCGACGCTTTCGAGGGACTGAGCAAACAGGAATCGACCGGCCTCGGCGAGAAGCTCGGGCTCGACGCCGGAACAATCATGCTCCTTCAGTCGGGACGCCGCGCTGTCGAGGATTTGGTCGACCGGCAGAAATCGCTCGGTGTCATTACGAAAGAGCAAGCGGAAATTGCCGCAAAATTTAATGACCAATGGGACGATACGGGTCAAATTTTTCGCGGGCTTTACGTCGCCATCGGCACGATGATCCTTCCCGCGCTCACGTCGTTTCTACAAGGCTTCGAAGCCGTCGCGGTGTTCATGCGCGAAAATGGAACGTTCATCGAGGGCTTCTTTATCGCTATCGGATCGGTCCTGACCGTCGTCTACACGCCTTCCGTCATCGCGGCCGCTGCCGCCACATGGGCGTTGATCGCCCCGTATCTCGCCGTAGCAGCCGTCGTGCTTGCCGTCGCGGCGGCTTTCGCAATCGTCTATGACGATGCCATGAATTTTCTCGCCGGTAACCAATCCGTCATCGGCGAACTCTCCGCGCGCTGGCCGATCATCGGCGATATCGTGCGGAGCGCGGCCGCCGCGTTCGAATTCTTTTGGGATGTGGCTGGGGCGATTTTTGATTTACTTTTCTCGCGAACGTCCAATGCCGGTGAAGCGTTCGGCAAATTCGGCGAGCGTATCGCCGCCGCGTTCGAAAAAGCCCTTCCGTTTTTTCCGGTGCTACAGGCTGGGATCGAAGGTGTAGGTATCGCGTTCGATGCTGTCGGTAACGGCATCGTTGCCACATGGAACGGCGTGCTCGCCGTCATCGAAAAGGTCGCGAGCATCTTCGGCGCCGTCAAAGGCGCGCTGGGCGCGACGTTCATGGGCGGTGTCGAGTTGGGACAGGTGGCGCTCGCGACGGCCGGCGCGTCGGGTATCGCCAGTCAGACGTCGACGTCTATTTCGTCGCGTCGCGGCGGGGATCGGAATACCACTGTTACTGTTGGCGAGGTCAACGTCCAGACGCAGGCGACCGATGCTGAGGGTGTGAGCGCCGCAATAGGTCAATCGCTCGGCAACGAAATGCGCCAGGCGGTTGACCATTTTGACGACGGGACTGCGGGATGAGCGTGTTAGGCGCGAATGTTCGCAATTTTCAGGCAATTCTGACGGACGGCGTGTACGCGGTCTTTGGCCCGGTCAAAAAGGTCGAGTTGACTGACGAGCATTCGCGAGCCCGAGAAATCGCGCCTGATTTGAAATTCGTCATATTTGATCAACCATTCTTCGCACGCGTTTGCGAGCACGACGGGATCGGCATTCCGATATTTGACGTTGATATATTGTTCCGCGAACTTGTGGCTTTCGTGAATGGCGTCGCTCATTGGTCTATCTCCCTATGGGTCTGTCTCGGTAATATGAATATAGCGAGGGTTGACGGCCTCGTCAAGGTGGAAAAATGAGCATTTTTGATTTTTTTCCGTCCGCAGCCGTTGACGTCGTGGGTGTCTACGACGAGGCGTTCAATCAGATTTTCGCGGCGGCTCGCCCGATCAAGGCGACGGTGAGCGAGACGGCGAAAATCATGGAGCATCCGGTCGAGTCCGGCGCGACCATCGCAGATCATCGCGTCATTCAGCCGACGGAAATCGAGCTTGGATTGATCCTGACGCCCGACACCTATTGGGACACCTATCAGGAAATCCGTTCCGCGTGGCTCGCGACGTCGCTCCTTTCGGTCCAAACGCGCACTGGCAGTTATTCGGACATGCTGATCTATGAAATCCCGCATGACGAAGACCCCGAAATGTCCGACACCATCGCTGTCGCGGTGAAGCTCCGGCAGGTGATCCTCGTCGATGCACAATACGAGCAGTTGCCCGCAGCAAAGGTCGCAAATCCGTCGGACTCGTCGACCGTCAAAACCGGCCAGAAATCGGGCGACGCGGCCACAGGTGCCGATACGGAGAAGGGTTCCGTCCTTTTCGGGATTTTGAACTGATGCAAACCATCGCGCTCGCCGCCATTCCGAATCAGTCCTTCACCGTGACGCTTGACGGCGTTTTGTTCGGTATACGGATCATCGAAACCAACGGCGTTATGTCCGTCGATATCGACCGTGCGGGCGTCCGCATCGTCTCCGGCGCCCGCTGTGTGGCCGGGACGCCGCTTCTCCCCTATCGTAACCTTGAGGGCGGTGCGGGGAATTTCGTATTCCTGACTGAGAATGGTCAGTACCCGGACTATCGCGAGTTTGGGAAATCCCAATCGCTGCTTTACGCGAGCGCCGCCGAACTGGAGGTGATTCGTGACGCAGCTTGACGAACGGATTATCCGCGCGAAAATCGAGATCGACGGTCAGTTGAAAGTATTTGAGTCGCCTCTATGGATCGAGTCGGCAGGTACGAAATATGCGAACCCGATTCAAAACGAGGCGGAAATCCGCATCGGCAATCTGTCCAAAGCCGACCGCGATTATCTGCTGACGGAAACGAGCCCCTTCAACAAGAATGCCACGCCGAAAAAAATCATCCTCGAAGCCGGGCGCGTCTCGACCGGAACGTCGATCATCTATGAGGGTGATATTACCGCGTGCAAGCCGACGCAGCCGCCAGACATCATCTTGTCGCTGAAGAGCCAGACGGGGCAGTTCCTGAAAGGTCAAATCGTTTCGAGCGAACAGCCGGGCAGCGTCTCACTCTCGCGTCTCGCGCAACAGGTGGCGAACGATCTAGGCTTGTCGCTGCGGTTCGAGGCGAAGGACAAGAATATCGCCAACTACTCGTTCACGGGCGGGACGCTGAAGCAGGTCGACAAGCTTGGCTCGGTCGGCGCGGTGTCGGCCTATGTCGACGATAACGAGTTGGTCGTAAAAGATATCGACCTCCCGCTACAGGGCGTCCAGCGCATCCTGAACGAACAGTCCGGCATGATCGGGATTCCGGAAATCACTGAGCAGGGCGTCAAGGTGACGATGCTGCTGGACAATCAAACCAAGCTCGGCGGGGCGCTGAAAATCGACAGCGTGATCTATCCCACGATCAACGGTCAGTACGTTATCTATAAGCTGGGGTGGGTAATTTCGTCCCGCGACGTGCCGTTCTATTGGGTCGCGGAGGCCAAGCGCGTCGGCTATAATCGGAACTCTCAATCGACGGCGGGCACCGATGGTTAACCAGGCCCCGAGCAAAGACCCAGCCAACGACGGCTCGCTCGCCGGGACGTTCAGGCAGGTATTTCGCAAGCTCATGCAGTCGACGGACGGGATGCTCCCGGCCACGGTCATCGCCGCGGATCGGGATTGGGCCACGGTGCGGCCGCAAATCATGGTTCTCGGAACGGACGGGAGCCTGACGCGCCGCGCCCAAATCGCCCGCGTGCCGATATTCGCCTTCGGCGCCGGCGGCTTCGTCCTGTCGTTCCCTGTCCTGCCGGGCGATCCGGGCTGGATTATCGCCAGCGACCGGGATATCTCGCTTTACCTGCAGGCGGCCGAGCGCGAGGCCGGGCCGAATACGCAGCGCCTCCACAGCTTCGAGGACGGGTTGTTCGTCCCCGACGCGGCCCGGAAATACGCGCTGGCGGGCGAGGACGTTGCGGCGGCTGTGTGGCAGTCCCTCGACGGGGCCGTGCGGGTGGCGCTCCATGCTGGCAAGGTCAAGATCACCGCCCCGCTCGTGGAGATCGACGCGCCGCTCGCCACCTTCTCCGGGGACGTGACGGTCACGGGCACCGTCACGGGCGCGACGAACGTGCTTTCCGGACCTGACAATATCTCTGGGATAGGGCATACTCACGGCGGCGTCCAGCCGGGCGCCGGAAGTACCGGGGCACCTAACGCATGACCAGTCTCGCGACCAATTCGAGGAACGACCTCTATGTCGGCAGCGACGGCAATCTCGCCGTGGCGCGCGGGCTGGCGGCGGTCATCCAGGATTGCGAGCACGTCATGAAAGCTCAGCTCGGGGAGATGATTTTCGCGACGCAGCGCGGCGTCCCGACATTCGGCACCATCTGGAATCGATGGAATCCCGTCCAGTTCGAAGCCTACGGGCGGCGGATGCTTCTCACCGTCGCAAACGTCGTAGCCGTGACGATATTCGATATCGAGCGTGACGGCGATACGGCGCGCTATGCCGCGACGATCCGCACGACTTTCGGCGAGACGCAAATCAGCGGGACGATAGACACATGACCGACTATCAGTATGTCACGCAAACCGGCGTCATTGTCCCGGACACCGCCGACATTCTCGCCGAGATCGAGGCGAATTACCGGAGCGTGTTCGGCGCTGACCTGTCCGTCGCGCCCGAGACGCCGCAAGGCATCCTGATCGCTGCCGAAGCCGTCGCGCGCGCGGAAGTCGTTCGGAACAACGCCGCTCTGGCGAACCAGATTAACCCGAACCTCGCGGGCGGCGTTTTCCTTCAGGCCATAGCGGCACTGACGGGCCTCGCGCCCGCGCCAGCCACGCCCTCGGTCATTCCCGGCGTCACTCTCGCCGGTGTGGCAGGGACGAATATCCCGGCGGGCGTGCAGGCGCGAACCGTGGCGGGAGACATTTTCGAGTCCGTCTCGACCGTGACGCTCGGTGTCGGCGGTACGGCAACGGTCGATTTCCAGTCCGTCGAAACCGGCCCGATTCCTGCCTCCATTGGCGCGCTGACAGTCATTGTCACGGATATTCTCGGCTGGGAAACCGTCACGAACGCGACGGCGGCCACGCTCGGCACGATTGAACAGTCCGACGAGTCGTTCCGCGCGCTTCGCCGCAACACGTTGGCGCTGCAAGGCGTCTCGCTCGCCGAAGCCATCACGTCGGCGCTCTACGTCACTGAGGGCGTCAAGTCGCTACAATTTCGCGAGAACGTGGCAAACACGACGGAAACGATCGACGGCGTGGAAATGATCCCGCATAGCATATGGGCCTGCGTCGACGGCGGAACGGACCTTGACGTAGCGACCACGCTTCTCAACGGCAAGTCGATGGGTGCCGGCTGGAATGGCGACGTTGAGGTTGAAGTGACGGAACCGGCGAGCGGGCAAGTCTATCCCGTTCATTTCGACCGTCCGACGCCCGTTCCAATTCTTGTGCGCGCGACGGTGCGAGTCGGTTCCGGTGTCGTCAATCCGACGCTCGCCGTGCAGGAAGCCATTCTTGCATACGCAGCGGGCGATATTGACGGCGAAGAAGGCTTCACGGTCGGCGCGGGCGTCTCGCCTTTCGAGATTGCCTCAGCGGTGAATGTCGAGATTGAAGGAACATACGTCCGGCTTATGGAAGTCGCGACAGTTGCCAGCGGCGTCTATCAGACGACGGAAATTCCGCTTGAAATTTTCGAGCAGGCCACACTGTTGATCGGCGGCATCACGGTGATCGTGCTATGAGTGACCGTCGCCAGCAACTAGATTTCAGCGTTGACGTTCTCCGCGCGCTCCTGTGGCAGTATAATGACGCCGAAAATCTGCAAGCCATTCTGCAATCCAAGCAAGATTGGTACACTGAAAATCAATCGGAATTCTGGTCGAACTGGATAACGGACGTCTTCGATCTTCGCACGGCAAACGATTTCGGGCTGACCGTGTGGAGCATCATTCTCGGCGTGCCGCTATCCGTAACGCTCGCGCCGGACTATCTCGACAAGGCGGTTTTCGGGTTTGGTCCTTACGGCGCGAATTTCGATAACGGGAATTTTGGAAGTCGCTCGTCGTCCGACATAAACTTGACGCAGGATCAAAAGCGTCTCGTCCTTCGACTCCGCTATTATCAGCTCGTTTCGCGCGGCACACTTCCGCAAACCAATCAATTTTTGGCGTCCCTTTTCGGGGACGAAGGTTCGGTGTATGCTCTGGACCTGCTGGACATGCGTATCGTCTATGTCTTCAATTTCAGCCTTCCCGCATCGCTGCGTTTCGTGCTGGACAATTACGACATTCTCCCGCGCCCTGCGGGTGTAGGTATCGAATATCGCGACACGACGCGGCTCAACTTCGGGTTCGGGCCGTATTATCAGAACTACGACAACGGGAACTTTGGGGCCTAATCATGGATCAGAAATTTTTCAAAGTTCCGTTTGCGAGCGGTGGCGACGTTACGCCAATCCCGAACGATGCAACCGGCGACGGCTCGGTCTCGTTTCAGATCGGCTATGGCGTCAACTATTCGCTCGACCCGGCCACAAACCCGAGCGCGCTGCTCGTCGAGCGCACGAAGCAAAACGCGCTGTTCGGTGACATGACCGAGGCACTTCAGCAATATCAGATCGTCGGCACGCCTGAATTCATCACCGATACCGACAATGGCGGCGACCCTTACGAGTATGGTGCCGGAGCGCGCGTCAGGTATCGCGCCGACCCTGCTGATCCGTGGGTCACGTACATTTCGCTTGTCGATGCGAACGACGAGCTTCCGACGGTCACGACGCACTGGACGATTGCTTCGGCCGGATTGCTCGCGCTGACGGGGCTTACGAATGCGAACGTAACGCTGACGCGAGCGCAGGCTCAGGCGGAAATCATCACACTGGCCGGAACGCTGACGGCAAACATCCAGATCATCCTTCCGGCCACACGACAGATGTGGATCATCCGAAACGCCACATCCGGCGCGTTCACGGTGACGGCAAAGACGGCGGCTGGAACGGGTGTGGTCGCGACGCAGGGCTTGAACGTCATCGTCTTTGGTGACGGCACGAATATTTACGCTCTGGATACGGTTGTCCCGGATGGGAGCATCACGACGGCAAAGTTGGCGGATACCGCTGTAACGGGGCCGAAGTTGAATTCTGCGTTGCTCGCCGGCGACATTGTTCTGGTGAATTCGACGACCATGCTGACTTCACGGCTTGTCGGCGTGAACCGCACCTCGAACTGGAACTTCGTTGCGAACGACCGGAATAAATTGAGCATCAACGAATCTGCCACGCCGCGAACGGGCACACTTCCCGCCGCAGCCTCTTTGGTGGACGGGTGGGCGAGCTTCGTTCTGGCGCGTGCTGCGGGTTCGGTCATCGCGTCGACGGGGACCGAACTCCTGATAAACGGGCTCGGCTCGCTCGTTTCGAGCTACACGCTTTCCGCCGGTGAGATGGTCCGCATCGTTCTGTTCGGCGGCGTTTACTTTGTCATGACGATAAATCAACGCGCGACGACGGCGTCGCCGGGCATCGTGGAACAGGCGACGGCGGCAGAGGTTAGAGCCGAGACGGCGAACTTCTATCCAGACGCGGCCTCGATCCGCAACTCGCCCGGCGTCCTCGGCGCATGGGCGAAGTTGAACGGCACCGGAACCATCGCGCTTCTGGCGAGCTATAACATTTCCGGGACAACGGATCATGGCACCGGGGAATATACATTTACCACAACGACCAATTTTCAGGACGTAAACAACTCGCCGGTATATTCGGGTCAAAATACGGTGAACAGCAGTATTACTAACGAAATTTCGACGAGCGCTAGCGCGTGCCGTTCGCTTTCTCGGAATATCACCATCGGTTCGGCGGACATAAATCCGCTCAATCTCGCATGGGCGGGGAACACATGATCCGGGAACGGATAATATGCACCCGTACCGATGGTGGCGTTGACGTTATGCTTCAGGCGGAAGCGTCGCTGCGCGCCATGACGGGCGGTGGCGGCTGGTTGCCGGACGGTGACGGCGCGCACGTCAATCCTTCATCGCACATCGGTCGCGGGAAAATTGATGAACACGTTGCGCGGCTGGTTCGCGACGGCATGGATGAAACCGCCGCTCTGCGATGGGTGCGCGGC